GGCCTATCGACGCATGCTCGATTGGTACTACCTTCACGAGACCCCTTTGCCTTTGGAGACCAGCGAGATCGCACGCCTGATTCGGATGCGAACGCATACCGACTGCATTGCGGTCGTTTTGCAGGAATTCTTCATTCGCACTGAAACCGGATGGGCAAACCACCGGGCAGATCAGGAAATCGCCAGGGCTGGCGAGAAGTCCAGCAAGGCCAGCGAGAGCGCCAAGGCCCGGTGGAGCAAGCAAAGAGATGCGAACGCAATGCGAAAGCATAGCGAAAGCAATGCTACACAAGACACAATACACATAACACAAGACCCAGAACACAAGAAGACAAAGCAGCGCGGCACGCGCCTGCCAGCAGACTGCCTCCTTCCTGTCGACTGGTTTGAGTTTTGCAAACAGGAACGGCCAGACCTTGTGCCACGGCAGGTGTTCGACGAGTTCAGGGACTACTGGATCGCACAGCCTGGCCAGAAGGGCGTCAAGACCGACTGGGATGCCACTTGGCGCAACTGGGTGAGAAGGCAGAACCAGACCCGGACGGCTGGCCGCACTGAGCACAAGCACGCGGCAGCAGCTCGGGCGATCTTTGATGGGGTGTTCGACAATGAATAACCTCGCCACCATTGCACAGCAGGCCATCCAGCACGCTGGCCAACAACCCGCACCCAAAGGCGACAACCCGACGATCCGCAAGCTGTTTCTGATCTTGCACGGGTCTTACGGCAGCCTGTTCACCACCAAGTTTTCCACAGGCGAGCGCGACGCCAACGGCAAGGACAAGGGCATCCGGGCTGCGATGCTGGTCTGGGAATCTGCCCTGGCCAAGTATTCACCGGACACGATCGAGACGGCCGCCAAACGCCTGGCCGACGAGTGCCCCGACTTCCCGCCAAACCTGCCGCAGTTCGAGGCGATCTGCCGGGCGGTGATACCGCGCCAGACTTTCACCGATGAGCAGCCGCGCAGACTGCCACATCCAGAAGCCAAGCCGATCGGCCCGATCGAGTTTCAGGCCATGAACGACGGCAAGGACTGGGCACGCAAGCTGCTGGCCAGACAGGCCGCTGGCGACCGTGTGAGCCTGGGCAGCATTGAGTGCGCACGCAAGGCGCTCAGAATCCAGGAGGGCGAATGACATGCACAGCCTGCCAAGCCCACGCACAGAACCCGCTGTCCGGCCAGTATCACTTTGGATGCCTGTCGTGCTGCACCCGGCTGGTGCTGAGCGCCCGGCCGAACAAACAGGCGGCAGCCGGGATGCTGGCGGCCATCGAGAGGTTCCCGCAGAACCCTGGCCGGGAGCGCATTTTGGAATCCGTCGCCCAGGCATTGACGAAACCCCCCTCAGCCTCGACGAGTGCTGGATCGCAGTCCGGGAGTGCCTGACATGACCGAACGCCAACGATTCACCCTCTGGGAGCCGGTGCAAGCCCACAAAGTCCTGACGCAGCAAATTTGGCCGCTGCTCAAGTCCCTGCTGATGGCTGGACACCGCATGGTGGTGGAGATCAAGCCAGAAACCCGCACGCTCGCACAAAATGCGCGTTTGTGGGCGATGTTGACCGATGTGGCCAAGCAGGTCGACTGGTACGGTCGCAAGCTGAGCGCAGAGGAATGGAAGCACGTGATGACCGCCTCGATGACCAAGCAGGACGTCGTGCCTGGCATCGATGGCGGCTTTGTGGTGCTCGGCAAGTCCACCAGCAAAATGACCAAGCCTGAGATGAGCGAGCTGCAGGACTTGATCGAGGCTTTTGGTGCGCAGCAGGGTGTGCGCTTCACCGCACCAGAATATGTCGACCCCGAGACTGGTGAGATCACATGAGCAACATCACGCCATTGCGCGGCGCATCCGTGCCAACCAACGAGCCAAACGCTTCCTTGGTGGCTGCGCTCAAAGACATCCTGGCCGATGCCGAATCTGGCCGACTGCAGTCATTCTTTGCTGCAGGCTTCTTGGCCGATGGCCTGCGAATGTCCTGCGTGCTCGGTGACCATTCCAACGTTTACGAGGTAATCGGCTCCATTGAGATGCTGAAGCACCACTACATCACCAACCACACGGAGAGGCTATGACAACAGCCCACGTTCGCTCCATCATGAAGTCGGTCATTGCATCCGGCTTTGACCCGACCGAAATGCAGTGGTTTGACATTTCAGGCGCTGACCTGTCCACCGGCATCAAGATCGATAACCTGACGACCAACCGGCCACCGTTTGAGAAAAGCCTGGTGCTCTGGGCTGGCCAAACATCAAGCCACGAGCGTTACGAGATGATGATGCTGGCTGCTGGAGACGATCCAGAGGAAGGCATCGTGCTCGATCTGAGCAAGGGACAACCTGGTAAATACACCACCTTCCCGCCGATGGTTTACGCCATCGTGGATGGCCAGATTAAGTACGGCCCCGTTGATGAAGGCCAAGACCTGCCGCGAGATGTGGCCGAGATCATGCTGGCCACCATGTCCAAGTGGCTGGAAAGCATGGACACCGGCTGCGAGTGTTATCAGCCCGTGATAACCAACACCTTCACGAACAAACGCAAAATCGCTGCAGGCAAAACACCGACCTACGACTGGCGCACCGTCAAGATCGGCCCAAAGACCGCCAGATGCGAATCGAAAGGCGGCACGCACGCATCCCCCAGGCTGCACGACCGTCGCGGCCACATTCGCAGGCTGGCCAGTGGAAAAAACATCTGGGTAAAGGCTTGCAAGGTTGGCGATGCCAGTTTGGGCGCTGTGTTTCACGATTATGAGATCAAGGCAAAATGACCAAACCATCCAAATGCAAGGTTTGCAAGTGCGCCTACACCAAGACCAGACCACTGCAAACGGTATGCAGCCCACCATGTGCCCTCTTGCTGGCCAGAAAAGCCACAGAGAAGGCCCAAGCCAAGGAACAGGCCAAAGACCGCAAGGAAACCCGCCAGAAGCTGGACGCAATGCAAACCAAGCCCCAACTTACCAAGAAAGCACAAACGTCCTTCAACGCCTTCATTCGCGCAAGGGATGCGGGTAAGCCTTGTATCTCCTGCGGAACACCACTGAGCAACGAGCCGAACACCTACGATGCGGGACACTACCGATCTGTCGGCAGCGCACCGCACATGAGGTTTGTGGAGGATAACTGCCACGGTCAATGCAAGCACTGCAACAACTATTTGTCCGGAAACCATGTGGAATACCGCCAACGCCTGATCGAACGAATCGGCCTGCAAGCCGTTGAAAGCATCGAGAGCGACAACACGGTGCGTAAATACTCTCACGAAGGCCTGATCGAACTGGCCAAACACTATCGGGCGGCAGCGCTCGCAACCAAGAAAGGAAACCCATGAAAGCCATCATCATCCTCGCCATCACCCTGGCAGCCAGCTTTGCCCAGGCACAGACCACTACCCGGTGCGTCAAAAACTGGGACGGCAGCGTTACTTGCACCACCACCCGCAACGGCGGCTTTTGACCAAGGCCAGAAAAATGAAACTTCCAGACACACTCGAAGCCATCCAGATCGATGCGCTTATCCCTTACGCACGCAACAGCCGGACACACAGCGACGCGCAGGTGGCCCAGATCGCGGCATCCATCAAGGAATTCGGATTCACCAATCCGGTGCTGATTGACGCGGGGGGGGCATTATTGCCGGACATGGCCGAGTGCTCGCTGCACGCAAACTGGGACTGACGGACGTGCCGTGCATCCGACTCGACCATCTGACAGACGCGCAAAAACGCGCTTATGTGATTGCCGACAACCGGCTGGCGCTGAACTCCGGATGGGACACCGAAATGCTCAAGGTTGAGTTTGCCGACCTGCAGGAGCTTGGTTTCGACCTCGAGCTGACCGGCTTCGACCTGGACGAGATCAAGGAGCTGCTGGCACCTGTCGGAACAGAAGGCCTGACCGACCCCGACGACGCCCCACCGCTTCCCGAAACCCCGCGCACCGTTCCCGGCGACATTTGGGTGATGGGAAAGCATCGCCTCCTGTGTGGCGATAGCACCAGCGTCAGCGATCTGGAAAAGCTCACCGACGGCCAGCTGGTCGACATGTGGCTGACCGACCCACCTTACAACGTGGCCTATGAGGGCAAGACCAAGGAAGCCCTGACGATCAAGAACGACGAGATGGGCGACGACCAGTTCCGCCAGTTCTTGCGCGATGCTTACACGGCAGCCGACATGGTGATGAAACCAGGCGCTGTGTTTTACATCTGGCACGCAGACTCTGAGGGCTACAACTTCCGAGGCGCTGCCCAAGACGCAGGCTGGAAAGTCCGCCAGTGCCTGATCTGGAAGAAGTCCAGCATGGTCATGGGCCGCCAGGACTACCACTGGAAGCACGAGCCTTGCCTGTACGGCTGGAAAGAGGGAGCAGGCCACCTTTGGGCTGCCGACCGCAAGCAGACCACGATCCTGGAGTTTGAGAAGCCATCCCGCAACGGCGAGCACCCGACCATGAAGCCCGTGGCCCTGTTTGAGTACCAACTCCTGAACAACACCAAGGGCGGCGACCAAGTCCTGGACAGCTTCGGCGGCTCTGGCACCACCCTGATCGCAGCCGAGAAGAACGGGCGCGTCGCTCGAATCATGGAGCTCGATCCGAAGTATTGCGATGTGATCGTGAAGCGTTGGCAGGATTTCACAGGCAAAATAGCAATTCACGCAGAAACTGGCGAACCTTTCGCGGAGGTTACAAATGGCAAAAACACCTGAAAAATCCACCCGACTGCCTAAAAAAGAGGCAGTTCAACCCAAAAAGAACGGCGGCGCACGTCCTGGCGCTGGCCGCAAACCCTTTGAACCGACCGATGCCGAGCGCAAGCAGGTGGAGGCAATGTCTGGCTACGGCGTTCCGTTTGAGCAAATCGCTGCCCTGATTCGAGAAGGCATCTGCATCGACACACTGCGCGACAAGTTCGCCACCGAACTGGTGAATGGCAAGGCCAAGGCCAATGCCCAGGTCGGCAAGGGCATCTTCCAGAAAGCCATGGCAGGCGACACGACCGCGCAAATCTGGTGGTCAAAGTGCCAGATGGGCTGGAAGGATGTGCAGCGACACGAGGTAACCGGCAAGGACGGCGCACCGATTGCCGTGGCCACCCTTGACGTTTCCAAGCTAGGCACCGAGGTGCTGGCGCAGATCATGGCCGCAAAAGATGCAACTGACGCAAGCTGACCTGTTGGCCATCGAGCGCGAACTTTGTAGGCGCAGTCTGGCCGAGTTCGCCAAGCGTGCCTGGCGCGTGCTTGAACCGGCTGCCGAGCTGAAGTGGGGCTGGGCGCTGGACGCCATCTGCCTGCACCTGGAGGCCGTGACCAAAGGCGAGATCAACCGCCTGCTGATGAACGTGCCACCCGGCTCCATGAAGTCCCTGCTGACCGGCGTGATCTGGCCAGCCTGGGAGTGGGGGCCTCGGGAGATGCCCGAGATGCGCTTTGTCGGCACGGCCCACGAAGAGCAGCTGGCCATCCGGGACAGCCGACGCTGCCGTGACCTGATCAAGTCCGACTGGTTCCAGAAGCTCTGGCCGATCGAGCTGCTGGCCGACCTGGACGGCAAGCGCGAGTTCGGGAATACCCGCAAAGGCGTGCGCCAGGCCCGTGCATTCACCTCCATGACCGGCGTGCGTGGCGACCGCGTCATCCTGGACGACCCGATCAGCGCCGACAACGCCAACAGCCAGGCCAAGCTGGAGGCGGCAAAGATCGCCTTCACCGAGACGCTGCCGACCCGCGTCAACTCCGACAAGTCGGCCATCGTGGTCATCATGCAGCGCTTGAACGAGAAGGACATTTCCGGCGTCATCAAGGACATGGGCCTGCCCTATGTGCACCTGTGCATCCCGATGCGCTTCGAGCCTGAGCACCGTTGCACCACCAGCATCGGCTGGACTGACCCTCGCACCAAGGAAGGCGAGCTGATGTTCCCAGAGCGCTTTGGTGAAGCCCAGGTGTCCGAGCTGGAGAAAACCCTGGGCCCCTACGGCACTGCCGGACAGCTCCAGCAGCGGCCTGCGCCCCGTGGCGGCGGCATCATCAACACCGAGTGGTTCAAGTATTGGGCCAGCGTCCCGCAGCTCGAGTTCCGCTTCATCACCGTGGACACGGCCCAAAAGACCGCCGACCACAACGACTGGTCGGTGCTGCAGTGCTGGGCGCGGTCGACCGTTGGCCAGGCGGTCAAGCTCGACCAGGTGCGCGGCAAGTGGGAGGCTCCTGAGCTACTGATCAACGCCAGGGCCTTCTGGCTCAAGCACCTGAACGACATGCGCCCGGCGGCCCAAGGCTCTGCCCTGCGCGGCATGTACGTCGAGGACAAGGTATCCGGCACCGGCCTGATCCAGACCCTGCGGCGCGAGGGCATCCCTGTGGTGGCCGTGCAACGCAGCAAGGACAAAATCAGCCGAGGCTACGACGCGGCCCCGTTCATCGCCTCTGGCAACGTGGTGCTGCCGCAGGACGCGCCATGGCTTTCGGACTTCCTGAGCGAGGTTGCAGCTTTCCCGGCTGGCGCTCATGATGACCAGCTCGATCCCATGTTCGACGCCATCAACCTGGTGCAGCGTCTCCCGGCCAACCGGACGGCAACGGTCAAACCATTGCCTACTGTGAACAAATGGTGAGAAAATACTTGAAACGAGGGCAAAAATATGGCACGCATTTCACGAGATCAGCGACTGGCTAACGTACACGCCGAAGCGCTCGCGCAGTTCGACAACGTTCAGTCAGCGCTGCGGGACGAAAGGCTGCAATGCCTTCAAGACCGACGTTTCTACAGCTTGTCCGGTGCGCAGTGGGAAGGCCCACTGTGGGACATCTACGAGAACAAGCCGAAGTTCGAGGTCAACAAGATCATGCTGTCGGTCATTCGCATCATCAACGAATACCGCAACAACCGCATCACCGTGGACTATGTGGCCAAGGATGGCAGCAAGTCCGACAAGCTGGCCGAGACCTGTGATGGCCTGTACCGTGCCGACGAGCAGGACAGCGTGGCCGATGAAGCCTACGACAACGCCTTCGAGGAAGCTGTGGGCGGTGGCTTTGGTGCCTGGCGTCTGCGCACCTCCTACGAGGACGACGAGGACGAGGACAACGAGCGCCAGCGCATCCAGATCGAACCGATCTTCGATGCCGACAGCTCCGTGTTCTTTGACCTGAACGCCAAGCGCCAGGACAAGGCCGACGCCCGTTTCTGCTATGTCATCTATTCGATGACCTACGAGTCCTACAAGGAAGAGTGGAACGACGACCCGACCAGTTGGCCCAAAATCATCCACCAGTACGAGTTCGACTGGTGCACGCCTGATGTGGTCTACATCGCGGAATACTACAAGGTCGAGGACGTCACCGAGACCATCCGCATCTTCCGCAACATCGATGGCACCGAGGAACGCTACCGCGCCAAGGACTTCGAGGACGATCCAGAGCTGGAAAACACCCTGGCCGCCATTGGCAGCCAAGAGGTGCGCCAGCGCAAGATCAAGTCGCGCAAGGTTCACAAGTACATCATGTCCGGCGGAAAGATTCTCGAGGACGCTGGCTACATCGCAGGCAAGTGCATCCCTATCATTCCGGTATACGGCAAGCGCTGGTTTGTGGACAACGTCGAGCGCTGCATGGGCCACGTGCGCTTGGCCAAGGACGCTCAGCGCCTGAAGAACATGCAGCTGTCCAAGCTGGGCGAGATCAGCGCATTGTCCAGCGTCGAAAAGCCCATCCTCACGCCTGAGCAGGTCGCTGGCCACCAGGTCATGTGGGCAGAGGACAACCTCAAGGACTACCCGTACCTCCTGATCAACCCGATCACCGGCCCGGATGGCAGCCAAACCGTCAGCGGCCCCGTGGCGTACACACGCGCCCCGAACGTGCCTCCGGCCATGGCTGCCCTGCTGCAGGTGACCGAGCAGGACATGCAGGACATTCTTGGCAACCCGCAAGGCGCAGACAAGTTGGTGTCGAACATCAGCGGCAAGGCTGTGGAGATGATCCAGCAGCGCCTGGACATGCAGACCTTCATCTACATGAGCAACTTTGCCAAGGCCATGAAGCGCAGCGGCGAGGTCTGGCTGTCGATGGCCAAGGACATCTACATCGAAGAAGGCCGCACGATGAAGATCATCAACGAGGACGAGAGCACTGGCACCGTCACTCTGATGCAGCCAACCATCGACCAGGAGACTGGCGAGGTGAAGATGGCCAACGACCTGAGCATGGCCAAGTTCGATGTGAACGTCGAGGTCGGCCCGTCCAGCAGCTCCAAGCGTGCCGCGACCGTCCGCGCCCTGACCGGCATGATGCAGATCACGCAAGACCCAGAAACCCTGCAGGTGCTCGGTGCCATGGCCATGATGAACATGGAAGGCGAGGGCATCAGCGAGGTGCGCGACTTCTTCCGCCAGCGCCTGATCCGCATGGGCGTGGTCAAGCCGACCGAGCAAGAGGTCGAAGCGCTCATGGCCGAGGCAGAATCCAAGGGCCAGCAGCAAGACCCGAACGCCATCTTCCTGCAGGCTGCAGCCGAAGAGGCCGTGGCCAAGGCTGCCCAGGCACGCGCCAACACCATCAAGACCGTGGCAGACGCAGAGCTATCTCGCGCACGCACGGCCGAGACCCTGGCCAAGACTGGAGAGATCGATCAGAACATGGCGCTGACCGCCACAGAGGCGATTCAGCAGGCTGCGCTTGGCGAACAAGTGCAACCCGTTGTCAGATGACAGCGTTTTAGTGGAGAATGTGGTTATACGGAATCCCACCCAGCCGTTTCAAATGGGTGAGTTAAATGGGGTATTTGAATGAACAAAAAGGCAGAATTTGGAGATGAGAGCAACGACGACGAAACCGTAGTGGTCGAAGATCAGGAAGAGGAAATCGAGACTGAGCAAGTGGCTGGTGAGCAAGATTCCACCGGCGACCAGGGCGATACCGAATCCGGCGACAACGAAGGCGACGACGACGAAGTGATCGTTTCCATTGGTGAGGAAGCGCCACCTCCCGATGAGCACGCTCAGGCACCTGGTTGGGTGAAAGAGCTGCGTAAGGCAAACCGTGAGAAGGAAAAACGCATTCGAGAACTCGAAGCGAGGCTGAACCAGACGACTGAGAAAAAGCCGGTCGCACTTGGTGCCAAGCCAAAGCTGGAGGACTACGAATACGACGCAGACCGATTCGAGACTGCACTGGCAGATTGGTTCGAGCGCAAGCGCCAAGCCGACGCCGAGGTTGAAAAATCTCGCCAGGCCGATCAAGCGCAACAACGAGCCTGGCAGGAAAAGCTCGAAGGGTACGGCAAGGCGAAAGCTGAGCTGCGCGTGCGAGACTTTGAGGACGCCGAGGCTGTGGCCCAGGAACTCTTCAACGTCACGCAACAGGGCGTCGTGCTGCAAGGCGCGGACAATCCGGCACTGGTGATTTACGCACTCGGCAAGAACCCGAAGAAGGCGGCAGAGCTGGCCAAAATTGAAGACCCCGTAAAGTTTGCCTTTGCGGTAGCGAAACTGGAGAAGGAATTGAAAGTTACGAACCGAAAGGCAGCCCCTGCACCCGAAAGGATGGTCAGCTCAACTGGCCGAGTTTCTGGCGCTGTGGACTCAACCCTTGAACGGCTGCGAGCTGAAGCTGAAAAGACTGGGAACTACACGAAAGTGCTCCAGTACAAGCGACAGAAAGCGGCAAAAAACTGATCCAATTTTTAAAGGAACCGAATCATGTCGAATAGTTTTTCCAAAGAAGAGCGCGTTGCGTTTGAAGACCTCCTCGAAGGCTTCCAAGACGCGCTGGTGCTTTCCCGTAACGTCTCGGTCTACCAGACCGATCAGACGATGATGGAACGTGCCAACAACACCATCTGGCGTCCTCAGCCCTATATCGCTCAGTCGATCAACAGCACTCCTGGCACGCCGATCCCCGGTTACCAGGGCATGACGCAGTTGGCCGTGCCTGCGACCCTGGGCTTCAGCAAGACCGTGCCCTGGGAAATGACCTCCCTCGAGCTGCGCGATGCGCTGCAAGAAGGCCGCCTGGGCGAGAGCGCCAAGCAAAAGCTGGCCAGCGACATCAACGTCGCCATCATGAACGCAGCCGCTGGCCTGGGTTCGCTGGTGGTGCCGATTGCCGCTGCTGCTGGTGACTATGACGACGTGGCCCTGTGCGACGCCATCATGAACGAGCAAGGCGTGCCAGACTACGACCGCTTCATGGCCCTGTCCAGCCGCGACTACAACGGTCTGGCTGGTAACCTGGTTGGCACCGCACGTTCGTTCGGCAACCAGAAGTCTGACAAGGCTTACGAGCGCTCTTACGTCGGCATGGTCGCTGGCTTCGAGACCTACAAGATGGACTACGCTAACCGTCAGCTCGCTGCTGCCGGTGGTGGCTCCATCACCATCGACACCGATGGCACAGGCACTCAGGCCAACTACACGCCTCAGGCCACCTCGACCTCGGTCGGCGGCCAGATCAACGTGGACAACCGCTTCCAAACCGTGACCGTGAGCTCTTCGGCAAACGTCCGTGCTGGTGACTCGTTCACCATCGGCGGCGTGTTCGCTGTGCATCACATCACCAAGCAGTCCACTGGTCAGCTCAAGACCTTCCGCGTCGTGAGCGTGCCTGCAGGCGGCACCACTCTGGTGATCACTCCCCCGATCATCGGCGCACAAGGCTTGACTCCGACCGACGCCCAGCTGCAGTACAAGAACGTGGAAGTTGCCACGCCTTCGAACACAGCTGCTATCACCTTCCTGAACGTGAACACCGCACAGGTCAACGTGTTCTGGCAGCGTGATTCTCTGGAAATTCTGCCTGGCCGTTATGCCGTGCCTTCCGATGCTGGCGTCGCAGTGATGCGTGCCACCACCGACCAGGGCATCGAGCTGGTGATGCAGAAGTTCTACGACATTGACAGCATGACCATCAAGTACCGCATGGACACGCTGTTCGGTGTTGTGAACAAGAACCCCGAGATGTCCGGCATCTTGTT